CCTGGACAATACCGCAGTTTGGAATCGTGACATGTCACGCGAGTGTCCAGGTTTTTGCCAATAGGCTGCGTAACGGCTGGCCTAGCGGGTTCCAGAGCCAATCGTGACATGTCACGCTGTGCTAACCGCTCACTCAGGCGTTCACTCAGGCGCTTCATGTCAGCACCTCTGCCAACTTCGCTACGTCGGTTTCGTAGTCCCAGTTCCAATCGTGGAATAAATCTTCACGACGTTGCAGACGCTCACTCAGTGACATCTCTGACGGCAATACCGGCGTCATCTTACGGTCGGGGCAGTTCAGGGCGTGCTTGGCCCCTACCAACTTGCCGCACTCGCATTCGTACAAGAAGCAGATGCGCTTGAGGGCATACCGTGCCTGGTTGTCCCAGTATTTGTTCTGCCGATCCAGCCTTGCAGTCTCATCCAAGAACGCCTGATGGCGGGCTGCTGCGCGTTGCCGTGACTCTTCAATCTGTGCTTCCGTCATACCGCCCTCCTGCGATTACGCCACCACCATTTGACCGTCAGGTACTTCAGGCGTAGCCACCAGTACAGGCGTCGTAGTTTGTAAGGTTTTACTGGGCGTAACAGGCGGGACTTGCAGTCGTGGCTTTCCATGTCAAACAGGTATTCGACTCTAGTCATGGGGCAACTCCATGTATGGTTAGCATCCAATGGGTAGCAGCTTTGACCGTTGCACGTTCCTGCGTACTAACTGTCCACACCATCAATGGTGATTAAGTTACTGCTACCCAGTCGATGGCCGAATTCAGACAGGTGGGCGTGTCACGGCTTCGGCAGGCCGGTGAGGTCAGTCGTACCCTAGATTCTGCGCCTTACGAACGCTGTCTAGGGCGGCTTCCAAGTCAGCTAACCGCTGTTTCTGCGCACGCTCCTTCAGGTCATGCGTCATCAGCGGTATATGGTTGGCCTTGGCAAGATGGTTCACATCCATGCGTAGGCCATGAAGGAGTGCCTTGATTTCGGCTAACTCTGCAGACAGGTCGCTCATGCGGATTCCTTCAACAAAGCATTTAGTAACTCTTCTTTGCGGTTGTGTAGGGCTGTGTGCGCTAACTGTTTGATCTCATCATTGCGCCGTTCATTTAGCAGCACTTGGCGCACATACGATTGTGTGAAGCCGCTGGCGTCAGCTAACTGCCTGAGCCGAACGCCATAAAACTGGCACTGTTTCAAAAGATTCATTGGCAAAAGAGTTGCTTCCGTGTATAACTGTTTTGTTTCTAAGCAAGTTCAGGTTGCATTGTTTTAGTACATGTTTGAAAACAGTATGCAAACTGCGGATTACTTTCAAGTGCATTTTTTATCTGCGTGGGCTATGTATGGCGGAAAACACTGAAATCATTGAGCGAATAAATTTTTATGTGCGGCAAAAAGGTGGGAACAAGTCAGCGTTAGCCCGTGACTGGGGCGTATCCCCTAGCCATTTAGGCGTTGTTTTGAAAGGAACGAGGCAGGTTTCTTCGACTATGCTTAAAAACGCAGGCGAAAACGGTTATAATACAAAATGGCTTTTGACAGGCCAGGGTGAGCCGTATTTGCCGACTGGTGTAGGGGGAGATGGGCAAACCACAGACTACCGGGATGAGCTGATTGCCAGCAAAGATGAGGTGATTGCGCTGTTAAAAGAAAAGAACGCCTTACTGGAGTTAGAATTAAAAAAAGGGGCGGGGGTGGTGACGGAACGCAAGAACGCCAAAGTGGTACCTTGGCCGACAAGTAAAGTTTACTTGTAGTATCAGACTACTTTGGCAGTCGTACATTCAATATGTTACAAAGTTATCACCCCCCCCCACAAATGTTGCGTAAATCGTGAATAAAAAAACGATTACGTTCAACTCTCAGCGCGGCATCCACATCGCTCAGTTGTATGTAGGCGGCAAGCGGATACGCAAGAAGCTAGGCACAGGTGCTGAGTTTAAAGGCGTAACGCTAATAGAGCGTACTGCGATTCTGTCTGACCGCCTTGAAGCGCTACGCCTCGAGCTAGGGATTCAGAGCGAAGGTGGGATGGTTACGCTGAAAGCCGCCGTAGAGCGCTTCCTAGCCCACTGCGAAACCCGCAACAGTGCCAGAACCGTCTACACCTATGGCGACAGTCTGAAACGCTGGCAACAGGCCAATGGCAATCCCTGCCTGGAAGACTACCAACGCAGTCAGCTTGACCGCTATATCGCCCAGGAGCGGGCGCGTGGGCTGAATGACCGCACCATCAATCATCACATCCGCAACGTCAATCGCTTCTACTCTTGGGCTTTTGAAGAGGAGCTGATCACCAAGCCCGTGAAACTGAAACAACTGCGGGCCGTCACTGTAGTGCCGCAAACCTGGAGCCGTGAGCAGCTAGAGTTGATGCGCGTATACATCGAACGGAAGCTGACAGAAACGGGCTCACGGCGCTTCCTGGTGCTGCGTAGAGCCTTCTTTCTATTTCGCTACACCGGCATGCGGGCCAGCGAGTTAATCAATCTACGTTGGGACCACATTCTACCCCAGGGGATCTGGCTGGAAAGCACAGGCGATTGGCAGACCAAAGGTAGGCGTGATGCGATTTTGCCGGTGGCGAAACCGCTACGGCAATTCCTGGACGCAGAAGGGCACGACGGTGAGGTCTATGTCTGTGATGATGGGAGCGGTGGGAAGTTCTGGCGAGACTACAGCAGCGCCGGTCACAGCTTTCAGAAGATGCTGGATCAGCTAGGCTTGAAAGGCCCAAAGGTATTGCACGGCTTCCGCGCTACCGTTGCGACAGAGTTACTAGCTGCGGGGGAATCGCCGGTCCTGGTGCAGAAGCTACTCAGGCACCAGCAGTTGACTACCACGTTGGGCTATCTGAATGTTGGCGAGGTGGAGGTGCAGGAGCTGGTAAATAAGCTGTAGGTGTTGTCAATACATTGGCAACAAGTCGTGTTGTCAGTCTGGTGAGCCCAGACCATCAGCGGGCTAGCGGATGTGCTAGCATCTTATTCATAATCGCAAGGTCGGGAGTTCAAGTCTCCCCTCTGCTACCAACAAATTCAGTGACTTAACGCTTCAATCAACAGCCAAAACGTCACGATCCACACTGGCAACACTGGCAACAAACAAAGCCTAAAAAAACCCAAAGCGTTTCTTGATCTCTTCACCGGTTTCTTTGGCCTTACGAATGCGCTTGTAGGCCACTACAGCCGGTATTGCCGCCCCCATGCCCGTGGCCGCAAGTATCAACTCCAGCCCGCCTGAATCTACAATCGCGTTAAATAGTTCCATCAGTACGTCCAGATAGCAGGATTGGTGCGGTCATCCAAGTGGCAGAAGCGCTGGTCCCAGTCAGACTTTTGAGATAGGCCAACACCTGAAAAATACTTGAGCGCCAACCGTAAAAACTCAACGGCATCGGCGCCTGCAATCAAAACATCTACAGCCCTGCCACGGGCGTGCATACCACCACGCGGTAGCGGGTTGCCGAGATGGTCATACTTCAGTGGCTTGGTGCGTTCGCGTGGGTGATCTTCCGTCCTATAGGCACTGCTGAGACGCATCGGCCTGCCCCACTCTTCTCGCAGTTCTTCCAGCTTTTCCATGAAAAAAGCGTCCATCAGCACAGGCGCATCAGGGGCAAAGCTGCATTTCAACTCATCGCGGCTGAAGTGCTTAGAACATTCGACGGTGTCGCTCATAACGTAATCTCTCCTTTGCCGCACATGGTTGCGTAAATCGTCCCTACCCGTTGCCGCTCCTCGACGGGCAACGTAAGAACCTCATCAAACGAATAGTCTCGCCGGAAGTGGTCAATGACACAGCTACAGCCCTGAACCGCCCAATTGACAGCAAAGTTCGGGGGCATCCCCTGCGCTTCAAACTGGGGGCTCATGATCTGGGCGCAGCCTGTCACCCACTGCCAAATGAAACTGGTCTTGTAATCCAGCTCGGCAGGCTCTGCCGCATAAAGGGTGGCGGGGAGTAGCAGGGCGAGTAGCGTTTTCATCTGGACCGTACTGCTTCAGATTTTTCAATCGTCTGCTTCAACTCTGAAATCGCTACCGTCATCGCGGTCAAGGTCGTGTTTAGCTTTTCGTGAACGGCGAGTAGTTGTTGCGTCGATGCTGCCTGAAGATTGGCTAGTTTTTCGGTGGTGGCTTGCTGAAGCTGTGAATTTTCGCGTAGTAGGTCTGATACGCGCAGGTCGCTGGCAGAGTCCTTGTCAATCCAGACCTGCCGCTCACGTTCAAATGAGCGCAGAAGCCAGACGATAAGCCATGCACTGAACGCCAACGATGACATTCCAAAGCCTAGGTTCTGCAACATCTCAATCATCGTGTTCGGTTCTGCTGGCATATGCTCGGCCTTGGTTAATCGTTAGGAGGTGTGGGCCAGTTGATGTTTGTCAAATTGCCATTTTCATCTGGACTACTGTTTTGAGGTAAATCTCTAAGAACGCTCCGATAACTAAGCCAAGCTGATTGATCTTCATACGGATAATCACTAACCATTCGCCAATCTGATTGAGCTAATTTTGTATTTCGCAAACGTCTTAGGTCATCCATAGTTATCATATCTTTACTCCATAAACTTTAAATGATCCGGTCATTGTTGCTGCACCTGCAACATCAAATTGAATGTTATCCACGGTCCCTGCAGTAGTAGCATATGCTGCTTTTTGGTCATAAAAACTGTAACCACCAGAGTTATTTATTTGTTGATTTTCTACTTCGTAATGTGGTGCGTATGATGCCGACCCATAATGTAACGACAGTTTGGCATAACTCGGTCGCACAGAATCATTGTAAACGGTAGAATATAACTGGCTTGTAGCTCCGTTATTTTGCAGATTAGTGGGAGTGCTTGGATCAGACCAATTTCTTTGACCTGCGAGTTTTACAGTGAAAGCTGTATTAGATGAATCTCTAAGAACTAAATTTATATTATCGCTAGCTGATGTATAAAATGAAGTATAAATAATAAAATAGAACACGTTAGTTGTAGACGGTAAAGTATAAGTTACTGTCGCCTGAGCAGTTACTGTCTGCTCATCAATTAAAAAAATTCCACCACGGTTTGTGCTTGCAAGCGTAGTGTTGCTAATATTTCCACCAGTTATAGCTACACTGTCTGCCGCCTGAGTGGCAATAGAACCAAGACCTAAATTTGTCCGGTTGGTTGCCGTGTCAACGTTATTCAATACGATATTGCTACCACTCTCGGTGAGAGCAGTGACTGAATTTACTTGTATCTCTCCTGCCATATTTAAATCACGTTTAGGGTTCCGGTAATATTTAAAGCTGATGCACTAGTAAAATTTGCGTAGCCGTGACTAATCACTAAATAGCCTGCCATCGTTCCGCTGCCTGAGAATGTTGTATTTCCGATATACATCCGGTTGGTTCCACTGCTAATCGCAAGCGAATCCGAAACCGTTGAACTGTGTTGGATGTAACTGCTTCCAGAGCCACCACCTCCCGATTGATCCACGAAGCTCAGATTCCCAGCACCATCGGTTTTCAGAACCTGATCTGCAGAACCATCAGCCGTGGGCCACGAAAGTCCGTCAAGAATTATTTTGCCCGTAGTGTCCGGTGTAATTACGATGTTCCCAGCACTGACCGAAACGATGCTGTTTCCGTTAACGTCTAGGTTGCCACCCAGTTGCGGTGTCGTGTCATCCACAACATTTTGTAGTGCACTGTCTGCAGTAGCGCCCTGAGCTGCCGTAGCATAATTCGTTGCTGCTGTCGTTGCTGCTGTGCCCAGACCTAACGTAGTTCGAGCTGCGCTGGCGTCAGCGTCATCGACTAGGGTAGCGCCAAAGCTGCTGATGCCATGTACGCTACTGGTCAGAGCCGCGTGAGTGCTGACAGAACCTGCTGCTTCAAAAGCACTGGTGTTACTGGTTGCTGCGGTTCCTAGCCCAAGTGTGGTGCGCTGTGCGGCAGCATCGGCATCATCTAGTAAGGCTCTACCGGCGCTGGTCAGCGTGATCTCTTCGACTGCCCCTGCTCCTGCTGTGGAGCGACCTAGCAGCTTATCGGTAGCGCTTACGTTCAAGGTCGTGGCGTTGTCACCTGGTTGGGTGGCACTGTCTGCCAGTGTGCCTTGAGCGGCTGTTGCATAGGCAGAGGCTGCCGTGGTAGCAGCGGTGCCTAGCCCTAACGTGGTTCTGGCGGTAGCGGCATCGGCATCGTCTACCAAGGTTGCGCCAAAACTACTGATGCCATGAACGCTGCTAGTAACGGCGGCATGGGTACTGACTGCACCAGAGGCTTCAAAAGCACTAGTGTTACTGGTTGCTGCGGAGCCTAGTCCTAGTGTGGTTCTGGCGGTTGCCGCGTCCGCATCATCGACCAGGGTTGCTCCAAAGGCGCTAATCCCGTGGACGCTGCTGGTTACCGCTGCGTGCGTAGATACCGCACCGGAAGCCTCAAAATCTCCTGTGGCGCTGGTTGCTGCCGTGCCCAACCCTAACGCCGTCCTTGCCCCTGACGCCGTCGTAGAGCCGGTACCGCCCAACGAAATCGGCACCGTGCCTGCGGTGATGACCTGGTTGGAGATGGTCAGGTAGTTGTCGGTAACGGTGGCGAGGCTGGTGGTCACGGGCTCAAAGCCTGTGCCGGTGACGTAGTATTTCAGAATGTTGTTGGCGGTGTCGTACCAGAGATCACCGTTATCCGGGGTGCCACTGTACGGATTGGTTGCGCCGGTCTTGAACTGACCTTCGAAACTAGCTAGCGCAGCTTCTGCTCCAGTCTGTGCCGTTTCTGCGTCTGTCTTGGCCGTCTCTGCATCGACCTTCAGTTGGCGCACAGTGGCGACATCTACCAGCAGTTCAAAGTAGCTGGTGTTGGTTAGTAGCGTGCCACTCGGAGCATCCTGCTTGGTGAAGTAGACGTTGTCGTTACTGGAGTCGCGGATCAGGTCCCGCACCACATAGTCCGCAGTGGTGCTAGTGGTGTCGCCACCCCTGAATGTCCCGATTTCCTGCGTCGTGACAAAATTCCCGCTGTCATCAAAGGCTAGGAGCTTGCCCGCTAAATCCGTGGCATCGGAGGCCAACTTCAGGCTCGTCGTGCCTGCAACGGTTTCATCGAAACCCACGCTGCCGTCAATCTTGTTGTCGAGCTGCTGGCACATCATGGTCAGCTTGTCGAAAGCCTTCTCCAGCGTTTCGGCATCCAAGGCATCGTTGTTGACGTAATCCACGCCCTGCAGGTAGTCCGTTTCGCGGATCAGCGAGACATTGACGCCGGTCCCTGGTGGCGTCAAAAAGGTAACGGTGCCGGTAGCGCCCGGATCAGTCAGCGTATAGTGCGTGGTGATGGTCTGTAGAGTGCTGCCCAGGTAGACCTTCACCTGACTGGTTTCGGTATACGGGAAGGTCACACTGAAGGCGGTCGTGCTGTTGTCGCCTGTGTACTGAACCTTGTTTCGTTTTACGCTTACGGTCATCTCAAACCTCCGCCGGGTGCAACGATTTCGCTAGGAGCCCAGCCGGGCAAAAAGTCTTGGTTGTTTTTTTGTTTGAAACGTCGTTCCATTCTGCGTAGTGAGCCTGGGTTAAGGATTTCCTGCACTTGGTAGTTAATCAGATAGTCAAACAGCGTGCGTGACGCCCACCAGTTTGCGTAAGGGATGTTGCCCTTGACCGCTCGCCAACCGGCTGCGGCAGCGTCTACCGGATCACCGCCGGTTGCCATGTCTGCTGTAGCGGCACCAAACTCGACTAGGTCATTTAAGGTAGACCCGCTTGGGCCTGCAGCAATGTCTAGGGCGCTAGTGCTGTACTGGCGGTAATCATTAAACAGGAAGTCGCCCGCAATGCCGCCAAAGCCTGACTGTAAAACGGAACCGGTGATAATCT